CACTTAATTTAGGCACATATACTGTTGCCGCGCAAAAATATTCACTTGGGTTTGCACTAGATTGAACCCAAGAATCTGTATCAGGTTGCATTACAACCATTACGTGTAATGAATAGGCATCTAAATCGTTTGGATTTGAACTATCTGGAAGACGTACATAGAGGACGTCTTTAGATAAACCATCATTATCTCCAACTGCATACGTGCCCGGCGTAAGAGTGCCAGGAGTGCCCGAATCTATCATTACAGGATCGTATATCTCCCCGTATGGTTGTACTAATTGAAAACCCATAATTGAATTTAACGGGAATGCATCAGGCCAATAATCGAGATAATACTCATTGGTGCCATTACTAGACAATTTCCAATTTCTCAAACCATGTGTCAAGCTACGCATTTCACAAGAGGGCATCGCCCAAGATTTTAATGTCATCACTACACTCCTCTTATCCAAAAATAATAGCGTATTTCACCATATCATCCGTTGTCGCACCCCCGCCACTGCTGCCACTTATAGCATCCAAAAAATCTTGTTCTGTACCAGTATTACCTTGATCCAACCATACTTGATATGCTGAATCGCCTGTGGCCCCTGTGTCTCCTGTATCTCCCTTGTCTCCTTTAAGTGCATCCAAAAAATCTTGTTCTGTGCCAGTATTTCCTTGATCCAACCATATTTGATACGCGGAATCGCCTGCACCTATTGATACAAGAAAATCAGCTTCAGTACCCGTATTCCCTTGATTCAACCATGTTTGATATGCTGAATCACCTGTGTCTCCTGTATCTCCCTTGTCTCCTTTAAGTGCATCCAAAAAATCTTGTTCTGTACCCGTATTCCCTTGATTCAACCATATTTGATACGCGGAATCGCCTGCACCTATTGATACAAGAAAATCAGCTTCAGTACCCGTATTCCCTTGATTCAACCATGTTTGATATGCTGAATCACCTGTGGCTCCTGTGTCTCCTGTATCCCCTTTGTCTCCCTTGTCTCCCTTAAACGCATCCAAAAAGTCTTGCTCTGTACCAGTATTACCTTGATCCAACCATGCTTGATACAAAAAATTGGTCTGTGAAACCCAGTCTGTTCCTGAGTAATAAATTCTACGTGTTTGATCTGCGCACCAAATAGCAAACCCTGTAATTGGAGAAATAAAATGCCACGATCCGGAGTAGTAATGAGCAATATCATTTACAGATGCTGATGCCCAATCCTCAATAGCTACATCTACTATGTACGTGGAACCATCATCCGGACTGACCGGAGGCCCACCGGTATTTGCAGAAAGCACACGAGAGATTAAACCTTCGATCATAGCTATCGTTTCATTGTGTGTTATATATTTGCCTGCCTGTCCTTCTGTTATTTCTGGAAGTCCAAAAAGAGGTGTGGCCATAATATATCCCCCTATACTTGCATGGTTACATATACAGGAATGCCGCGACCGACAATACTACTTTTTTGATAAATGGCAATATCTATCGTCTCTACCGTGTTCATTTCATCCGTTATTTGATCTGCAACTGTATATACCACCCCATCATCATCGCTCGTAGTGGTCAAAGTACGTATGGGAGAGCCTTGTTTTAATATATCACATTCGTACTCTTCGGCAGATTCACCAAGCACAACGTCCACATAGGGACTCCAACCACCATACAATCGTGTCCGACGAATCCAAGAGATTCTGATGTCACCATCTTGATTTTTCCGAACGCGAACATGACATGGGGACCAAGGTTTCATATTCACCGCATGGAAGACGATTTGTGTCTGTGTTGCCAACGATGGCGGTAGTGCGACCGTTTCACCCTTAAAGGTAACTTGGGCGGAAATCATATCTGCAGTCAATGGAACCAAGATTATGGATGACGATTGCAGTAGTACAAACTCGTCATACTGTGCGTGATTGGCCGTGTTGTGCTCCGTACCGCGCAATCCCCGAATCAGACCAGAACACAAATAATTACCATCCTCCTGCAATTCTGCATCCATAAAACCGACGATTTCCCATCTGCCATCCTTGCCTATAGCGGCGACGTTCTCCCCGGAAAGAACGACGTCCAACTCTTTGCTATTCAGGCTGACGTCTGGCGTATTGATACGAACAATGAATTGGTTACTGTTATCTATTCTTGTGGTGCATCCGTCACCAAGAACATTTATAATCTTGCCAATGGTAGCGGCAGATCGCAGCACCCCACAATTTTGCCAGTCGGTGCCATTTATTGATTTGCTTATGACGCAACCATGCCAAAAATCTCCCCCGTACCCGGCGATATATACTCCTGGCCTATCCGGAGTTTGATCATCTAGCATCGGCACATCCAAGATCACAAACGTTGTCGGCGTCAAAGTATCCATGCCGGTTTGTTCTTGGAAAAACGGGATAGGTGCCTCAACTGTGGATTCCGGAACATCCACTAAAGCCATCGTTCCTGTTAGATGAATCATTGAAGGATAATACAACGTAGCATCAACGATTCTCATGGCCTTATTATTGATGGAGACAATATCCCCAGGAACAAAGTCTATATAATCGACAGGAACAGACACCTCATACCCGACCCGCTGAGTCCACGCATCCCGAAGCAAACGATCTGCAATACGAAGAGCTTCCGTAGCCGTTAAAGCGAGCGGCAACTCTAGGACGAGCTCATTTTCAGATAATGTATTTACACGATAAGCACTCTGCGTATCCACCAGATAATCTGCATCCCTGTTGACATATTTAATAACAACACGCCGAGGAAGATTTGTTTCCTGAATCCGTGTTTCTTTAATTTTTATTATATCAGAATTGTTTCCGAATATTCTTGCACCAAGATCCTCGTAATCCACTTGACCAGCCAAACTACGATTACGCAGTCGGGCTTTCATAATCCAGTCCGACTCTATCAAATCAAAATTGTATGCCTGCATCAATGGTTCAAGAAGCGATCTGGCAGACATTATGTTTGTTTGAACAAACCCCTTGACGTTGATTCCATCCAATTCGGAAACGTCTGTTTTGTTGTGATCTATCGATACATCGGAAAGAATGTCCGTTACGACATATGACAAAGGAATGGAAGCATTTTCGGCGCGAACTTTATATTCTTTGTGAAACCATACGGACAGCCCATCAAATACATGCACCGTATCGACCCAAGGAAGACCTGGTACGCCACAGAGAATGATGTCCCCTGTGCCGGTCATCGTTGCATTATGCAAAACTCCGTATGTGTTATATGGATGATCAGTCATAGCACCATACGGTGTCATTGACCAAGGTTTGTCATCAATATAATATCTCACAGAATTACCGGCACCCCGCATAACTGCTAATTGCTTCATGTCCTGATCACTATACACCCTATCGCCATTCGGTAGAATACCCATGAGCAGCGATACACCCCCAAAAGGATACCAATAATCATCAGGACCCGGAATCCGCCATCCTCCCCATATATTTTCAATATCAACACGATCCGGGAGATAAGCGGTATCGGACGTACTCCAATGCCAGTTAGTATACTGAATCCAATCTTCAGTATATCCCCCTCCAATGCTTCCCGTGATCCAAATTCCAATAGTAAATGACCCGTCACGCGCACACTCCAAACAGGATATTCGATTACCTCCTGCCGTAGCACTATTTATTACGATTGTATCAAAAACATCATCGAACGAGCCATCACTTAGATTGAGATACCAAAACCCGTGTTCTGCATTGTTATTTGCAATTATGCGCAATTTATTTCTTTGATAATCATAAGACATTGCATGGAACGAGTACTGCTTGTCATAAGGAAAGGGTCTGCTAAAATTCGAAGTCCAAATAACCTTGCCGGGAAACCCACTTATCAAAACAAATGTAACATCCCAAAGATGTTCCTGTGAATCTGATCTATCCATTGGTGGAATATAGGCGCTACCTAAACGGAAAACAAATCCGTACGGAGTCCATGCTATTTCAGTTGGAAACTTCAAATTCTCTTCAAGACCCCACCAGTTGAATGGCCAGCCCATATCTCCTTTCGGCCACCCCTTCGCTGCCGCCGCATTAAATATCAATTCTCTTTTTTCAACATCCTGGACGATTTCAAACTCAAAATTCGGCCGGCGATTGCCAAATTTGCCCAACTCAAAATCTTCAAAGACAATATAGGCAATTCCTCGATAGGCCGGTACATTGCCCACCCCCTCGTATGATTCAATAATCGGGCTGGGGAGCTGGTCTTCCGTCCCCCTATAAACAGTCACCGAGCTTGCTCCGGAATATGCCAAGGATTTTTTGATATAATAATCCTGCATGTCGGCGTTCGGGGCCACAGCATCTACAAGCTGCGAGTCGGCCCAGATCCTGCCGATGTCCCCGATCTCCCCCTCACAAATAGCAATCGCAAAGGAAGACGAATACGTATAGGTAGTCGTCGTGCTGGTGCTCCCACCGCCTCCACCTTTGCCACCTCCACTGCTATATTCGTCAACATGCTTTGTTTCCTTGATCCCGGAGGTCCAGATCATATTTCCAGCGAGCCGAGCACCACCCCAAACTCGCGCAATGGGCTGTCCGTAGGAACTGGTCTGGATCGGCAATTCGTTTATTCGGGGGCCTTCATAATGCTGGGACGGTTGCTTCGTCGGAAAAAGAGCGTTCCCCAACATTGCACCGGCAGTCCAGCCCAAGGCAATGGCTGTGCCAACGTAGGACGTTCCCCATCCAAGCGCGCCCCCGATTGCGGCACCAGTGGCAGCAATAGCTAGTGATGCCATGGCTGTACCCCAGGAATGCTATATGCACCAACAATCCGGCGAAGCCATTTAGCATCGAGACGATGCTCTACGATCTTACCGACTGTCTGATAGCTATGAATCAATGTCCGCTCCCCCTCGTACTCGGCCAGAATTCCCACGTGCGGCTCGTTGCCCAGGATGCGCATGATGACGATATCCCCCGGCTGCATCTCCTTTATTGGGACCGGATCCAGGTATTTCTCCAGCTCGTCGCGTATAACGTATGTCTGCGGATTGGTGTTGTACCTCTGTTTCATGTCCTGGTAGCCGAGCTGCAGATATTTGGACAGGTCGATGAGCACCCCCACGCAATCCATGCCCCGGGCGGACCGGCCCTGGTGCTTGAACGGCACCCCTAAAAGCGACCGCGCGTGATCGATGATGTCCTTGCGGCTTGCACCACTACTTGTGCCCATACTAGCTCCCGTATTTAAGTCCTTCATCCCGGCCCGGAATATGCGGAAACCCCCGGAAATTCCTCACGTTGTTGAATTTGCTCTTGCACGTTGCAAACGTGCGGTCGCATCCTGCCACCACCTCAAACGTGTCCCCCTCGGCCATATCGGCGGGCATGGGCTGAAAAAGCACAAAGGTGGCAGTCGTGTCATATTGATGATCGATCACCTCCATGGACTTCCCGGCATTTGCCCCGGACGTCCAGGTCAGCATGCCGTATCGGAAATACCCTGCGGTCTTTGCGACACCGGAGCTGTCCGATGTAAAAGAAACCAGACTCACAACAGAGGACACGCTCCCGGAAAAGGTGTACTGGGTGACATCCACCCCGCACCTCTCGTCGCCCAGACTTTTCACATCACACGACGAGGTGTAGACCCTGCCGATATTTTGCTTGAGGTTGTCGGTCAGTGAAAGAAACTCCGCGGTGCCCTTGGCATCGTCCTCGATCGACACCTGCCCTACCGTCCCCCGCACTGTCAGGAGTTTGCCCTGTGTCAGATCGTTGTAGTTGACCATGAAAACGAAAAAGGACGCATAGTCCCAAAGCCCGGCCCGCATGTCGTCGGGCGTGATCCTCTCGTCGTCGAATACCAAGCTGACATCCATGTTGTCGGCCTCGGTGCCTAATGTCTGCTCGAACGCCGTTGCCTGGCCGGATATGGGCGAGTATTCTAAGCCGTCGATCACCAGGGGCTGATCCAGACTGGTGAAGCCAACGACGAACCCGTCCGTGCGCTCGATGCGCCAGCACGTCGCCAGGGAGGTCGTCTCCTCACCAAAATGGGCCCGCAACTCATCAGACAAGAGACGGCCCGTGGGCTCTTCGGTCGGCTCTTCGGTCGGCTCTTCGGTCGGCTCTTCAGTGGTGGTGTCGTCTGGATTGGCTCCCATTGTTCATCCCCCTACGATAACTCGATAACCGGCACGGAGGCCGACAAACTCTCAAAATCATCAAACCTGGCAGGCAGGCTGTCCGTGTTGAAACGGGCGTGGACGTCGAACTCATACCCGGCGGTGATGATCTGGCCGGATTCCGGGGCCGTGGAAAAAGAAATGATCCCCGTGTCATAGACGATATCCGGGAACGCCTCCACTCCGTCGATCCCCACATACACCGTGCCCGGGACTGGTTTGGTTATCTTGCGAATCTGGGAGAACGTTTGCCCGCTCACGCCCGTGACCGTGTAGCTCTTAACGAGCTGAAAATCTGTGGTCGTACCGTCTCCCGTACCGACAATCACGTCCCCCATGGCAGGGGTGGCAGAAACGCTGCATGACTTATAGTCGAGCGGATCCCAGTACCGGAACGAATGAGCACGGCCCCTGACCACATGAAACAGCGCGATCAGCTCCTCAAGCTGGGTTCTGCGCTTGACCCCGTAGGCCACATCGTACTCGGATCGAGGGTAGAGCCAATTCTGATTCCGCTTTTCCCTGCCCGAGGACATCTCGATCACTGACGTGTTGTAGACCGGACCGCAGGACGAACCATACGAAATGTCCTTGGGAAACCGGACATCTAAAAAGCTCATCTATACCTCCCCATAGCTTGGGTCACGGCCCGGGATATCTGCCGCTGCGATTTCTGGGAGATGTTGCCACCGGAGTCGGGCTGCACATAAAAGTTGTTGACCACCCGAATCTCTGTGGGGTCCCCGGCGGACAGGGCCTTCATCTGGCCTTCCGTGAAAACGCCTTCTCCGCGCTTCAAAATAGCAGGAAACTCGTCCGGCAGGAGTCCGTTGTGGAATCTCGGCGCACCCTGGAACATGGCCATATCCACTGACCGGTGGAACGTCGCCTCACTCCCGACCACGCCGCCGCCGTGGAGTCCAGAGACCACGCCGACGCCCATGTTGAACCCGCCACCGGTCCCGGTGGAGGTACCCACGGCTCCGCCGACATTGAAAGAGGATCCGCCACTAATCATCCCGCCAATCATCCCAATGAGCCCGCCCACGTTGCCGCCGGAAAAAGTCCCGCCGCCCATCAACGCCTGGGCCATCAGATACTCGGTCGTCATCTCGGTTATGGAATGAACGACCGACTGCGCCAGATCGTTCCATGACGCCTTGCCCGTGGCCACAAAATCAGCGATGCAATCCGAGACGCCATTCAGCGAGTCATACATAATCGACTCGACACTCCCGGCAACGTCCATGGCGGCGACCTGGAATTCCTCAAGACCTTCCTTGGCGCCGTCTGACCAGTCCTTTGTCTCCTCGCCGTACATGCGCAGGATATTGGCCCGCTCGGCTGCGTACCACTGGTCCAGGGCTACCTTGTCGGTGACGACCTCTTCAAATTCCTTCCGCTCCTGGTCGAGCTGCATGATGGCATACTCGGATGCCGACATGGTCGCCCGGGCATGCTCGGTCGCGAACGTGTCGAGGATGCGCTGCTTTTCGTCAAAGACGGCCTGCATCTCGGCGATCTCGTCATCGGCATTGTCCCCCCGCCGGTCGGCACGCTTGGCATCGATGGGCTCGTTGCCGTACATGGCCGCATGCCAATATGCCGCCTCGTCGGATGCCGACATGGATAAATCCCTTGCGACCTTTTCCGAGGTCTTTTCAGCCTTGCGTTCCCACTCGGTAAGCAGGTCCCCGCGCCGCTGCATCCATTTTTCGGGGATGTCGTGAGAATCGGCGAGACGTTTGTCGGTGGCGTCTTTGTCCGGGTGGGTAGCCGACCAGTTCACTTTGGCATGGTATTGTGGTTCGTCCGGGTGGGTAGCCGACCAGTCGACCGTGGCCCTGTACCGAGACTGATCCAACAATTCACCGGTATTCCAGTCCCGCTTGCCCGAGAGTACGTCCTGGATATTCTGGACGTGCTGCATGTATGTCGACCAGGATGACTGCATCTCGTCCATGGACGGGAACATATCTCCGAACGTGGTGTTCAGGGACTCCATGGCCTGATTCAGGGATACCAGCGTGGTCACTGCAACGGCCAATGGCGTGGATCCGGTCAGAAGTCGGGTGATGATCCCGGCATTGGCCCCGGACGTGATTTCGTCGGGGAACTGGCTATAGACGTCGAGCAGCCCCCCTGTGGCATGGGCCACGTCGTCCAGCCCGGAAGCCAGGTCCGACATATGGGGAATCAGATCCGCGCCGTGCTCTACCAGCGACCCCATGCCCGCACCAAGGTCCTGCAAGGCCTTTTGCATGGCCGGAGACTGCAACTCTCCGGACAGGGAAGTGATACCCGCAGACATTGATTCCAGGAATCCGGACCGGGCAATTTCGGCCTTGGCGTCCTTCCAGGCCTCGGCCCATTTGTTGGAGGCCCGAACCGCCTCCGACACTTCACCCGTATATTTTTCCCGCAGGACACGAGCCAGCCTTGGAAGCATCTCCTCTGCGGTGACCTGCCCGAGTTCCAGCATCTTGTTGAGCTTTTCAGTGGACACGCCCATGGCCTCTGCCGCCAGCTGGAACGCGCCGGGTAACCGTTCGCCCAACTGTCCGCGCAGCTCTTCGGCCTGGACCTTGCCCTTACTGATCATCTGGGTAACGGCTTTAATGGCCCCGGCTGTTTGATCCGAAGACAAGCCCAAACTGGCAGAGGCGGTTACAAGACCGGTGAAGATCTCTCTGGATTGTTCGCCCTC